ACATTTTAAAAAGATAGATTTGGCTATCAGCATTGATGACATCGGAGAACGGTTCAATGTCCAACGACCCGGCGACAAAGCGGATTGGGATGTCATTGAGAAGAACGTGAAATATATCAAGGCTCACAAGCATGAAAATACTATTTTAAATCTACAATGTGTGATCAGCATCATGAATGTGTATTATTTGCCTGAACTCTGTGATTGGATCGAAACCGTCGGTTTCGAAGATTTACATTTCAGTGTGCTTTACAATCCCAGCCATCTTTCGTTGTTGAAGATTCCCAAAGCCGCTGCAGATCTCGCTGCAAAGAAAATACTTTCTCACGAGTTTGACGCCAAAGTACAACCATTTGTTGATACTGTTATTGGATTGTTAGATTCGGCTACCCAACAAGAGAATCCTTTATTTGTTGATTACATCAAAAAGCTAGACGGCCTGCGGGGTGAAGATTTTTCTGCGGCGCATCCTGAGGTCGCACAGGTTCTGGGATTAGTGTAAAATATCAAAGATTATGTTCAAAATTAAAACTCTGTCTGTAAAAAACTTCATGAGCGTGGGCAATGCCACGCAGGCAGTAAACTTCGATCGAAGAGATCTCACGTTGGTGCTAGGAGAAAATTTGGACCTAGGTGGTGACGATTCAGGTGCAAGAAATGGCACAGGCAAAACTACCATTATCAATGCGTTGAGTTATGCTCTCTACGGCAATGCTCTTACCAATATCAAAAAAGACAACCTCATCAACAAAACCAATGGTAAAAATCTGTTGGTCACCATCGAGTTTGAAAAAGACGGTATCGAATACCGTATCGAGCGAGGACGCAAACCCAACATTATGAAATTTTGGGTGGCCGGCGACGAACAAGAAGTCACCGACGATGCACAAGGTGACAGCCGAGAAACCCAGGCCCACATCGAAAGGATGCTGGGCATGGAACACGAAATGTTCAAGCATGTGGTGGCTCTCAACACCTACACTGAACCTTTCCTTGCTTTGCGAGCCAACGATCAAAGAAACATAATCGAACAGCTTTTAGGCATCACTCTACTGTCAGAAAAAGCCGACAGTCTCAAAGAACAGATCAAGATCACCAAAGATACCATTGCGCAAGAAGAGATGCGTATCAGGGCAGTCCAAGAGGCCAATGCCAAGATCGAAGAGCAGATCGAAAGTTTGCGTAAACGGCAGAGGCTTTGGGTAGCCAAGCAAGACGAGGACTGCGACAAGATGCGCAAAGGAATCACAGAATTAGAAAAGATCGACATTGATGCCGAAATTCAAGCACATAGAGATCTTGCCGCTTTCAACGAAGAACAAAAATCTCGAACAGATTTGGCCAAAGCGCAGCGACAAGGGGAGTCTGACTTGGATCGACTCAATAAGCTGGCAGCAAAGTTGGAAAAAGAGATTGTATCTCTCAATGAGCATCGATGTTATGCTTGTGGCCAGGATCTACACGATGCCAAGCAGGACGAAATACTGAGCAACAAGCAAGCATCATTAGTGGAATCACAGGAGCAGGCCGCAGCAATCACTACCGAAATCGAAGCCATCAAAGCTGCACTATTGGAGCTGGGTGATTTACGCCATCCGCCACAGGTGTTTTATGACACTTTAGAAGATGCTCTCAATCATCGCAACACTTTGGAAACACTCAAAACCAATCTTGCCGCACGAGGCAGCGAGCAAGATCCCTACGGGGAACAGATTGAAGAAATGAGCGAAGCAGCCAAAGGTGAAATCAGTTACGATGTCATCAATGAACTGTCTCGTGTCAAAGATCATCAAGAATTCTTGCTCAAGCTCTTGACCAACAAGGATTCGTTTGTGCGCAAACGCATCATTGACCAAAATCTCGCATATCTAAACCAGCGCCTAGGGTATTATCTAGATCGCATTGGGCTGCCGCACACTGTGAAGTTTCAAAACGATCTCACAGTAGAGATCACCGAGCTGGGCAGAGATTTAGACTTTGACAATCTCAGTCGCGGCGAAAGGAATCGTTTGATACTTTCTTTGAGTTGGGCGTTCCGTGATGTTTGGGAGGGGCTTTATCAGCCCATCAACCTTTTGTTCATTGACGAATTAGTGGATTCGGGCATGGACGCATCGGGTGTAGAAAATGCTTTAGCCGTGCTCAAGAAAATGAGCCGGGATATGAATCGCAGCATATGGTTGGTATCACACAAAGACGAATTAGCAGGCCGTGTCAACAACATCATGCATGTGGTCAAAGAAAACGGTTTTACCACATACAACACCGATGTTGAGGTCAATGGTGTTTGACCTCACGCATCTACACGTGGAACTGAGTTCCAAGTGTGTACTCAAGTGCCCCAGATGTCCTCGAACCGAGATGTCAGACACACATCCACACATCAATCGAGACTACAGCGTTGACGAATTCCGAAGTTTGTTTACACAAGAAATCCTGACACAGATCAAATACTTGAGTTTTTGTGGAGACATCGGAGATCCCATCTATACACGGGATTTCTTGGAAATCGTTGAGTATATCAAACAGGTGTCTACTACAACACAAATCAACATCGTCACCAATGGCAGCTACAAAGACACCAATTGGTGGCAGCGGCTTGGGAGCAGCTTGAATCAACGCGATCGAGTGACCTTCAGCGTGGATGGTTGGGATCACGACAGCAACAGGATCTATCGCGTCAACAGCGACTGGGATTCTATTATTGCGGGGGTCAAGTCACTGAGAAGAAACAGCGATGTAAACATACGATGGAGCACTATTGTTTTTAGATTTAACATGCATCGTCTCGAGGAAATACGACAAATTGCCCAAGACCTAGGCGTCGATCAATTTGAAACTGTGAAAAGTATGAAGTTTGGCAGCAACGATCCCAGGTATTTAAATGCCAATGGCATCGATCCGTTGGAGCCTGGCAACTACAAAGAAGAAAAAAACTATTCAAAGTCCGTGATTAAACTGGCACGTGGATACACACTCCCACCAGCCAAGAGAGACTCTGGGCATTGGGCCAAATGCCTTAATGGTACACAGATGCCGTTTATCAGTGTCGACGGCAGATTCTTTCCTTGTGCTTGGTTCGGATCGGGTTATATGGAAAATGATTTCCTTGAAAAGTACCGCAATGACATCAATGTCAGAACAAGAGGGTTTAGCGCAGTATTATTGGATCCCTGTTGGGAAGAACTAAAAATGCGGTGGGAGATGTTTCCCCCGGCGATATGTCAATTCAAATGTAAAAATGGCTAACGAAAATATATTCTGCAACATACCTTGGTTCGAACTAAACATCAATCATGATGGCAGCTACGATCTCTGTGGATGTCAGAATGACAAGATCATTATGACCGCAGAAGGGCATAAGTGGAATATCAAGGAGATCGACATCGACGAGTACTGGAACAGCACCAGGATGCGCGAAAAGAGGATGATCAAGTTGGGTGATACTGTTGATCCTATGTGTCGCATGTGTCAGATGAAAGATGCCGCTGGCTATACTTCGGCGCGACAGAAAGAAAATCTCAAGTCGGTGATTTTCCAAAAACAATTTGATCGAAGTTTTGAGCAGAGCCCGCACAAGAAATACTTTGATCACAGCCGAGACAACGATGGAGAAACTATATCTCGTATCGCTAGCCTGCACCTCAACATAGGCACCACCTGTAATTTCAGCTGTAAGTTTTGCCCGCCAGAGGCATCAAGTCGAGTGGCGCAGGATCAAAAGAAAATGGGATGGATACCCTCTAATTATAGATTAGAACCTTGGACACAAGATCCTGTGGCATGGCAAAGATTCGTTGACTGGTTTGAAGTCAATTATGAATCTGTGCGTGTGGTGCATATCATCGGTGGTGAGCCTGATTTGATCGAACGTTTCCGCGATCTATTGAAAATGTTTGCGGACAAAAAGATGTTTTGGCTTAATCTATCGTTTACCACTAATGGCAGCATCGACTATTCAAAGTATTACGATCAATTGAGAATCTTCCGTCGAGTGGAAATTGGTGTCAGCATTGAAACTGCCGATACCGGCAACGACTATCTCAGACAAGGGGCCAACATTGTACAGATTTTACACAATGTGGACCATATGAGAGAATCCATGCCGGAGGTGCAGTGGACTTTCCGTACTGTGCCCACTGCCTTGAGCGTATTGAGATACCATACATTATTACATCATGCATTGAGTCGTGGGATTGCCATTGATGCCAGTTATCCAAATAGACCTCGCTGGATGTTGTCAGATCTCTTGCCCCAGGATCTCAAAGAGTGTACTATAAGACACTTGCAAGAGTTTGCTAATGGTATCACGATCAACGGGCAGAAATTCAACAATACCAAGAACCCCAACAACGTGGAAATAACACTAAAAAACGAAGCAGAGTCTTTGATACGACATCTACGTAAAACTGAGCCCGACAATGCCAACGAACTTCGTCGGGAGATGGCTGCAAGACTCAGCGAACAAGATGAACTCCACTCAAAAAGTGTCGCAGACTACTTGCCTGAAATCGTAGATTGGTTAAGGATATATGGATACCGTCATTGATCTTTCATTGAATCCGATATTTTGGGACGACTGCCCGGAAATAGAAATATGCTGGGACCAACAAGTGCTGTTTCGTGGAGAGTTAGATCACGCACATATCAAAACATTTCGGGTAGTTGGATCACCGGGGGATCACAGATTGAACGTGGAATTTTATAACAAACGCGACGGCGATACCGTGATAGATCAAAACCTTGACAAAGCAGTGATCATCAACAATGTGGCTTTTGAAGGAATGTTTTTCGACAGTTTCATGCATTCTGCAAGATACTGGCCTCAATATCCCGATTCCTATCGTGACACCTGCCGGCAGCAAGGCATCGACTTAGAGCCCGATATTGTTAGCAACTATCTTGGTTGGAACGGTGTATGGACATTGCCTGTGCGTTTTCCCATTTACACTTGGATACATGAAACCGAAAATCTTGGTTGGATTTATGAAAAAAATCTCTGACGACAACAAAACGATAACTATGCTTGCACATGTGGCTTTTCGAGAACTCACCCATAGAATCTTTACCCGACGACTGCATAGGCTTCGTATATCTCATCACGAATAAGCAAACCGGCAGAAAATACATTGGCAAAAAATTAGCGAAATTTTCAAAAACCACTTACCGTATGGTAAAACTCAAAAACGGCAAAAAGAAAAGAAAAAAGATCAAGGGAAAAATCGAAAGCGACTGGCAAACATATTATGGATCAAATGACGAACTCAATCGCGATGTGGAAGAACTAGGCCCTGCAAACTTTACGAGAGAAATACTCTACTATTGTCAAAGCAAGGCCGAATGCAGTTATATCGAAGCACGAGAACAGTTCGCAAGACGTGTTTTAGAAACAAACGAATATTATAACGGACACATACAAGTCCGTGTACATGGCTCGCACATTAAAAAGTTACACCAATCTTCCGCTGACACCAAGTCTAACTCTTAAAATAAATCAAGTGGTAATAGGCTTACACCGGCCAACAACGGGTGTCGATGACAACTGGATCACGGATCACAGGGACCGAAGTCTCGCTGCCACTGCGAGCACTCAGCAACTATCCTTGACAGGACGCGGATCGGATATGCCTTTAACCGGTTTTGCTGATAGACCAAATGTTCTTTTTTTCAGGCTAAAAGACGCCCACGCGATTGGGCACGTTTGCATGTGATGTTAGCGTATCGTATGCAAATCGCCGTTGTGACAAGACGGAATGAGTAGGTACCGGACAACCGCCTACGCAAAATGTCAAATATTCTATACAAAATAGCATGATAATGTATAGAATGTGCAACATTGATAATTCTAACGCTAAGTGACTGTGCTACTCGGATGATGACGCAGATCTCTACTTTGCCCTTAGCGGGCAAAGTGTGACCATTTAATCTGGATGATAACTTAATCGCTTCGCTCTTCTAAAAACGATCATTGGAGAAAATATCGCTGAGCGATCAGCGAAAGCGATAGATTCGCGTCGCGAATCTTGTAACATTTGGACAAAGAAAAAAGTCAAAGATACCAAAAATGTATTGCTTTCATAGATGGTTATGCGTTATTATATATAGGTACGGATATTTTATTCGCACCAAATTTCATAACCATATGGAGAAAAACATGAAATCGATCGCAATTTTGATGGCTGGTGTTTTAGTGTCTGGAATCGCATTGGCTCAGGCCCCTGCCAAGAAAGATGAAAAGAAAGCTGCTCCTGCTGCTGCTCCGGCTAAGAAAGAGGAAGCCAAGCCTGCTGCTCCTGCTGCCAAGCCTGCTGAAAAGAAAGACGCAGCCAAGAAGTAATATTTTCTTAGCTTACAAAAAACCGCCTCCGGGCGGTTTTTGTTTTTAGTATTCGGGTGAGCTATGGTCCCAAGGAAATCCATTGGGATATCGTTCTGTCATGATTTTATTACCGCTGTGGAAAAAGTCCTCTTTCACTGAACCTTCGTTGCCACCCAGGCGATAACACACACTGTAGGTTCCCGAAGTGTCAAACTTGGGAAAATACTGTTTCAAGGCAGTGAAAAATCTGCGGTCAGCACCCCATTGTGAATACCAGGCATGCCCAATTGTGGTGGCAATATCTCTTTTGACCATAAAGCAAGACGTGTCAGTGTGAAATACATTTTCTCCCACATAAGCAGGCCATTGGCCGAGACTTTCGCAGTTGTCTCTACAGATCTCATTGCCCAATGGGCCCATGATTTTACGCAAGGAATACGCCCAGTCGAGATTTTTTTCTTCCATAACCGAAACAAGATCTAAAACATGATTTGGCTCAAACCAGTTGTCCTCGTCGAGATAGCAGATCACATCGGCATTGACCAAAAAAGAGCAAGCAGCATAGACTCGGTGTCCATACCAGCCACCAGCTCCAACGTTTTCGGCCAATGTTGACACTGCCAATGGCACGTCAAACATACGTGCTCCGTTGATGATGTTTTTGACCTGATCCTCGTGTTGGTGACCGTCAACAAAAACATAGTGCTTGATATCTGTGTAAATTTGGGTCTGCACACTGTTGATGCACTTTTCAAGATTTTCTGATCCAATGGTAGGGGTGACTATTGCAACTTTCATGTTGTGATACCTTTATTAAAAGAATGGTAAACCAGATTTTTTAGTTGTTTCAAGATTCTCATTGATGAGCTTGGCCATGAGTTCTCGATCTTGATTTCCCAGCAACATGACATCGTCGTAGCTGACAGAACCTCTCATATACCAGCATAGTTTTATTGCTTCATTTTTTAGGGCTTTTGCATCTTTTTCCAAACGATCGAGATAATCAATAACGTCCTGGTCAGAGCGCAGACTCAAAAGCCTCATCCGAAAAAATTTGATTGATCAAATGTCAAATCAGTTTCATAGTTGGCCTGGCAATGTTCACAGGTCAACTTCAAGGGTTTGATTTTGTTTTGGGCATTGAATTGATCGATACGTGTTCGCAAATCGTCGTAGATCTTTCTGTCACAATTGTCAAAAAACTCGCGAATCATCGCAGGATCAGTGACACGTTCGCCGTCGACAGTTATTGAACGTATGCTGTTGACCACACTGTCTAGACTTAGATCGGTTAGTTTTAAAAAACTTGCTTTAAACAAACTGTTTTTTTCCTGTTCGTTCAATCGGTCAGATCCAACCAATTCCAGCAATCTCTGTTCTTCAAAAGCAATCATGTTGGCATTGTTAAGATCCTTGAACGTCTGGGGCTTGAATTCAAATTTCAAACGGTCAATATTGGTGTCGTCGTAGCCGGTCATTCGCACAGAATCCAACAAGGTGTTGAGATTCACTGAGGATTCATTGGTTTCCTTGCAGGCCTGACAAGTGCTGGTGATATCCATGGCTTGGCCGTAACTGGCCAGACGGATGGAAATAAGAACAGCGTCGAGGTCCACAGTGGGACAGGCGAACGGATCTTTGATGTTGGGCACACAACTGCTTATCATGTCAGCTACTCCCTGCCCATTCATGAGAGCATCCGGAGTTTTGAGAGCTATTTCATCGCGTATGGTCATGGGGTAAACTGGAAGCTCTCCGGTGGCAGTGAGTTCGATGCTGCCTTCGGGCCAGAATTTTCCGCCACTGGGCAATTTGAGGTAGATGGCCGGCTGCCGGAAATGTTTAGCTAAG